TCCCTTGTAGCCTTCAAACACATCGACGCGCGTTATATCGTACAAAACGCCCTTGTACCTTATAACGTGCGCTGTTGTTATATCGGCCCGGTATCCGATTTGAAACAGAACATTTTCCGTCACGTTGACGCGCGCAGCGGCAAAGACTTCATCACCGGATAGCTGCCGGAAATAGGCCCACACGGTAGCGACGGGGACAAGCTGCTTCACATGGTTCCCGATTTTATCAACCGTGACTTTGTTTTCAAGGATTTCAATTTTCTTGTCTTTCAGCTTCATTGCCGTTCCTTTCCGCGCAGGTCATTCAATCGCGCTTGTGAATTCGTTGTAATGCTCATAAAGCCCGACATAGCTGTCAAGCAGCGCCGCGGTTCCATCAATGCGCTGTTTCGGGCTTTGATTCTTGACCGGGACAATATTGCCGTTGCGGTCCGTCTGAACGCCGGTATTCGTCAGACACCATTTCAGGACAGGATTGTTGTTATAAATGACGCGGTGCGCTTGCAGGTCCGCGCCTAACATTTGCATAGGCAGGGAAAGCGTCTTTGCGCCCTGAATACACCGCACCATGTTGAAACCTTCCATCTGCATTTCTTCCACGAAATAGCGGGCGGAATAGCTGTCATAATAAACCCACGCCGGGAACAGGCTGTATTCCTGAACAAGTTCCTTGAACCATGCCGTCACATCGGAATAATTGATTGTGTTTCCGCTGCAAAGGCGCACAAGGCCCCGTTCAAACCATCTGTCATAAGGAATTTTGTCTTGCTTCACGCGCTCTTGCAGACGGTCCGCGGGCAACCAAAACATTTCAGTCACATATTTTTTGTTGTCACCCGGTTTCATGAATAGCAGGCTTGCCGCTGTCAGGTCCGTCGTGATGGACAGATCAACCCCGCCGATACAGTACGCGCCGCGGAAATCATCAAGTGAAAAGGCGGTTTCGTTGTTTATATCATCAAAGGAAAGCCACGCTGTTTTCACGGTTTCCCTGACGTTGAATTCCTTGCAGAGTACGCCCGGCAGTTCATTCCGGTTGTGCTTTGCCCGTTCAACCTGCGCGTTCAGATCGTCGAATTTCTTGATTGTGTTCAAGGCCGGGTTTGCTTTCACCCATGCTGCCGGGTCCGTCCATTCCGCGCGGCTGTCAAGTTCATAAAGAATCGGCAGGAAATGTTCATCAATGACATTCCCGTCCGCAACCTGCGCCGCGTATTCATACATTTCATCAAAAATACATTCTCTGACGGTTCCTGCCGTCGTTATCATCACAAGCAGCGGGGACCGGCGCGCGGACATACTTTGTTTCATGACTTCATAAAGGTTTCTGTCTTTGACGCCGTGCAATTCGTCCATAATGACAAAAGACGCGTTCAGACCGTCAAGCGTGTCGGAATTCCGGGCAAGCGGCTGAAACTTTGACATTGTAGGTTCATAATACAAGTCGTTTTTCCGCTTTCTGAAATGCTTTGACAGGACCGGCGATTGTTTAATCATGTTGTGCGCTTCATCGAATAACAGGCGGGCTTGTGCATATTTTGTTGCGGTGCTGTAAACCTCTGCGCCGCCTTCACCGTCACTTGTCAGCATATACAGCGCAAGGCCCGCCAAAAGGGTTGATTTGCCGTTCTTGCGGCCCACAAGGAAGAATGATTCACGGTACTGCCTGCAACTCGTCTGCGGGTCAATAAAGCCGAATAGGGCCTGAATGAACGCTTTCTGAAACAGTTCAAGGCGGACGGGCTGACCGGCCCATTCACCTTTAGAATGACGGCAGAAACGTTCAATGAATTCTATCGGACGGGACGCGCGGCTTTCATCAAAGACATATTTCCCGCCGCGGTCATTGCAGGCAGCGGCAAGCCGGGAATAAACGGCTTTTATACGCCGTGACGCTGCAATCTTTCCGCTTTGAATCTGTTCATTGTAGGCTGCAATATAGTTCATTCCGTCACCTTGTTAAATGCTTCAAGTTCGTCCGCGTTTTCATCGTCGTTCAGGCGCTTTTCCTGCTCCGCGCATAATTTCAAATACTGTTTCTGCAACGGCAGGAACACACGCATTAAACGCGCATATTCTTCCGTGTCAAAGGCTTCACGCGCTGCCCTTAACTGATTTTCAGTGAACACAAGATCATCAAGCAGCGTGTTAATTTGCAGTTGTAATTCCTCATCATAACTTCCGTTCATTTGTTGTTCCTCTCTTTCTGTATCAGATCGCCGTTTTCATCAAAGGTTAGGCCCGCCGCGGTTGCCCCGCCCGTTCCGAAATGCTCCCGGTTGTGACAGTCAAGGCAGAGCGCTTCAAGGTTGTCCGGGTTCAGGGCAATGTTCGGGTCCGTCACGTTTTCGGCGGTCAGGTATATTTTGTGATGTGCGATTTCTGCGGGTGCGCCGCAGCGTTCACAGATATAATTCTTTGAAAGCAGGAACGCCCGTGAAAGGCGTTTCCACGCTTTAGAATGGTAGAACGCTGCCTGCCCCGCGAAACTGTCAGCTTTCATTCACGGCCCTTTCTGCGGACAGGGCTTTCAAAAGGCAGTCAATGACGCGCTGAACCTTGTCAACGTCGCTGTTTTCCCCGTAGTACCATTGCCATAGAATGAAACGCCCGGTTGTTTCTTTCAGGTAGTCGGGAATAGCGGAAACAAGCGCCGTGATTTGTTCGTCATTGTCGCTGCCGTCCACGCGCAGAATATTCCGCGCCTGTTCGATTGTGTACATCATGGCTGTTCCTTCTTTCGTTTAATAGCAGGGTGTCACGAAACGCGACACCCCTTGAAGATCATCAGGCGGCCTTGACTTCAACCTTTACGAACGCGCCCGGAACAATCGGCTTTCCGTCTGCGATACATAAAGCGCGGTAGTCAATCAGGCCGCTTGTGAATCCGCTTTCGCGGCTCATTTCAACCGCAATTCCCTGCGGAATGTTCACGCCGTAATAGTTGAAATTTCCGAACAGAACCGTCCCTGCCGGGATATTATCGTCAATGACGATTTCAAAACCGAACAGACGGCGCACACCGCCGTTTTCAGCGTCCGTGAAAATATAGTCACCGTCGCTGTTTTTCAGCGGGTAGACGGTCCCGAACAGGGTTGCCGTAGACATTGCGAACTTTGCCCCGGCAGCATAACCGGCGGGCATAAGCGCGATTGCAGCAAGCAGGTTGTCCCCGGTCAGGGCGGTTGTTGTGATTGTGTTCGTCTTGTCCCACTTCACACCGGTCAGAATTCCGGTAGGCTGTCCGCTGCCGGTTCCGTTCACGATTGCTGCGCCGATTGCGTCCGCAATGCAGCTTTTCAGTTCATCGGTGATATAGCTTTCAAAGGCGGAAAGCGTCATGCGCTTGACTGCCGCGCTCATGGAAAGCACCTTGATAAGTTCAAGGCCGGTGAATGTCACCGCCGTTGTTTCTGCTTTCTGACGCTCCACGGCTGCGCCCTCTGTGTGCCATGCTGCCGCGTCGTTCGGTGTTCCGACCGGGACAGAAAGGTTGCTGGGAACGGAAAACAGGCGGACCACATCAAACAGGCCGTTGACGTTCCTTGACTGCTTCACAACCTCGTTCAGCGTTTCGGTAGGAACAACGGCTGCGCTGTTTGACAGGGTATTGAACGCGTCCGCGCGCTTTTCTGCCTGCGCTGCTTCAAACGCCCTTGTTTCCGCGTCGGTCAGGGGCTTGCCTAACATACGCTTGAAAAAGGCGCTGCGGTATTCCGGAACCGCGTGTGTGTCGGTGACAATCTGCTTGTTTTCAAGGTTTGCTGTAATAGGGTTGAACATAGTGTTTTCTTCCTTTCCGGCGCTGTTTCGCGCCTGTACGTTTGTTTGTGTATAAGCTGCATAGTTTACGATGGAAATTTCATAAACCTTGCTTATCTGTGTGATGGTCCTTGTTTGTGTCTGTTCGTCAAAGGTGTAATTCCCGACGTCAAAGGCAAAGGACATTTGCGAAAGATCGCCGCGTTTCACGGCTTCATAGACGGAACGGGCGCTTTCTGTGTCAGGCAGTTCCGCGCGCATTTCAAGGCCGCGTTCTGTGACAGTCAGGGCAAGTGTTTTCGGGGACCTTGCAAGCGGAATTCCTGCGCCGTCATGGTTTACAAGCAGCGCAACGTCATTCAGATCAACCCCGTCAAGGGCTTTCGGGTCAATGCGTTCCGTCACGCCGCCGATTGCCGCGGGCTGATTGAACACAACCGCTGTTCCTTCAAGAATCAGCGGCTTTTCTGCCGCGCGGATTTCACTGTTTCTTGTCTGTTTCTTCATTGCTGTTTTCCTCACTTTCGTTTAATTGATAGCTGTCCGCCTTTTCAGCGGAAACATAATTGAGTGACTGCAAGCGACGTTCCCCGCCGTCAATCGGCGGCAGCGCAAGCAGGTGACGCGCTTCATTGATGGTTATGACGCCCAACGGCGCGGCTTCATGAAGCAGTTTGATTTTTGTGTCTGCCGTTGAAAATTCCATGCGTTCCGGTGTGAATACCACATCGGCGGCGCATTTCAGGGCGAATTCCCCGGAAAGTTGCATTGCAAAAGGTTCAATCACGCTTTCATAGAACGCACTGAATTCATCTTCTGTATAGCTGCCGTTGATAATTGCAGCGTTCACGCCCAAATAGTCATAAATCTGCCCGTTCACGGCTTCTATCTGTTCCCGCGGGACGTTGTAGGCCGTCACATTTGTCGGGACAAAATCAAACCTTTGGTCCGTTGCGGCAATGCCGCCGCTGTTTTCCGGGTTGAAATAGTCGGCAACAAATTTGTCCTTTTCTGCCTTGACCTGCGCCGGATTCACAAGACTTGTGAATTTCAGAACGCCGCGAATACTTGTTCCGTTCTTCACGCTTGCTGAAATGCCCTGTGTCAAGGTCTGCGCGGTATCAAGCAGCGGGAACAAAGGCGTGTTTGTTTCGCCGGACAGGTCATTTGAAAGGAAATGACGGCGCAGGTGAATGACGTCACTGTATGGGAACGTCACCTGTCTGCCGTCCGGGAACAGGCAGTCAAGGAAAATTTCACCGTCTGTTCCGGGCTTGAATTCCACGGACGCGGGAATAATCGGATAAAGTGCTGTGACAAGGCCCTGTTCATCACGAACAAGCAGCAAAAACGCATTGTTGTTTGTAAAATATGCCGCTGCCGTCTTGTAAAGCAGATCATAGGCGGACATATAGCTGTTCGGGGTCTTTTGCAGGACCGTTTCAAGGCGGCTGTCCTTGCAATGCGCTTGCAGCTTTGCCGCGTGTCGTGCAATAGCGTCAACCGCTGACCGGAACGCCGCGTTTCCGTAGGCTGTCCCGGAAAATGCCGTGAATTCATTGTCGATTTCAAGCACCGCGCGCGGCGGGGCCTTACGTCTGAACAGTTTTGAAAATATGCTCATTTTGAAAATGCTCCTTCCTGAAATTGATTTTTTCATGCAGAGGAAAAGAAAACTCCAGCGCCGGTGTCCAGCGGTCAGGCCGTCACACGCCTGCCGGGGGGGGGCTTTTGTTCCGTCAAGGTTAGGGTGTTAGGGCAGGTTAGGGTGTTTTCCATAGATCACAGAAAATATCTATTCTAATCACGTATTATTAGATTCATTTTTTTCTGCTCTATGGAATTTGCCCTAACCTAACCTAACCTTGATGAAATTCTGTTCGCTGCCGCGTCATGCTCTGACGATTAAAGCGGACCTAACAACGGTTCCACAACGTCACCCGTGCGCGGGAATTCTTCATAAGCAGAAAGCGGCGGCAATAGATATTGCTTGACGTTGTGAACGTTCTTGACCTGAATCCGCTTATCCTGCGCGGCAAGTTTGGCAAGAACACGGCCTGCCTGCATACTTGAAACGCCGTGTATTCCTGCATGGTTTAACAGGGCGCTGACCTTCACCCAATGCCATTTATCAAGCGGCGCGTCAAAGTCAAGGTTGTCCGTGATTTCAATTTCACCGGCAAGCGGCTTTGAATACTGTTCGTTTTCAAGCTGCAAGGTTTTCAGTTCGTCTTTCGTCAGGCGGAAACCCTGAACGTCTTTCTTGTAAAGCGTTTCATAAACCTGCGCCCACATCTGTTTCACCCATTCCGCCGACAATCCTTTCACACGGTCAACGTCAAGGGGTGACGGGTGAATCACCCAAAAACGGCGGCTGCCGGTTTCATCGTTCAGGAATTCTTTCGGGTTGACCGTCGCGCAGAAACTTGTCCGGCGCGGTCTGCGCGTCTGTGCGTGTGCATACGGCAAACGGTAGGTGTCCGTTCGTGACGTCAGGAACGCTTTCAAGGCGGACTGTTCTTTTTTCAGGGTGCTGTCAAGTTCGCCTAATTCCGCAATCCAACAACCCGTTGATTGAATCACCGTGTCTTTCTTGCCTAGATCAATGCTGACACCCTCTGCAAACCAATCGGATTTCACCGCGATAGTTGCAAAGAAAAGCGTTTTGCCCGCGCCTTGATCGCCCTGAATGGTTAGAACGCCGTCTGCGCCGTATGGTTCAACATCATCGTTCAATGCAAGCGCAATCGTCTGATGACACCACTTGTTCAGGTACATCGTTTCACGTTCGCTGTCTGCAATGCCTAATATTTCAGCAAGGTCTTTCAGGTAGTCATGACCGTCCCACGTTGTAGACTTCAACATTTCTTCAACCGGGTTGAATCTGTTTTCGTCCTCTATCAGCACAAGACAATCATCAAGCGTCGTTCGGCTGCATTTCATGTTGTGTTTCGTGAAATAGTCCATGAGAAGAACCGGCAGCGTGTTTGCCGCGTTTTCCTTTGAATAGGCTTTCGGCATGCCGTTCACCTCTACCATGCCGGAAATCAGGTTCAGGCGGACCGTGATATTCATTTCCGCAAGGACCTTTTTCACATCGTCGCTTGTGACCGGCTTTTTCTTCTTTCCGCCGCCGCTTGTGAAATCAGCAAGTTCATAAGCGTCGGGCGGGATATAGTCAGGACTGCTTTCAATTTCTTTGTGAAAGAACCCCTGCGCGCTGTTCCATATTGTTTTCAGTTCGCTTTCTTCAAGCGGCTGTTCACAGCGGTCCGCTGCTTGCTGAAACAGTTCAAACGCCTTGTCCGTGTCACCGTTCCTTTTCAGGATTTTCGCCGCGTATTTTGACAGGGTGTTGTTTCTTGTCCCGACCGGTATGACGTCCGGCAGCTTGTCAAGGTTCACAAGGAACGTGTCAACCGGGATATTGCCGGGATAATATTCAACCTGCGGATTTTCCACGCCGTAGAAAAAGTGCGCTCTGTCCATCGCGTCGGAATCGAACTGCGGAAAGTGTTCAAGAGCTTTTAATTTCAGCGCTGCGAAACGGTCAACGTCTGTGACGGTGTTCATGATGAAATACACATGAAACCGCGGGCGCGCCGGTTTTCCGTTCTTTTCCTTCATGTGATGGCGTGAATAAACGACATAAAACGGAACGCCGGGAAAGGCGGCTGCAACGTCGGCAGGCGTCACCCATTCTTCCGGGGGAATATCCGGTTTCAACGGGTCTTTCTGTTCGTTGTCTACTTCAACCGGCAGGCAATTCGACTGTTTATACGTTTTCACGCTGCGATAGCCTTTTATCAGCTTGCCGCGGTTGTTTTTCCCGTCAGAATGTTGCGCGCCGATATTGTCAAACGCGGCAACCTTTTTCAGATCGTCAATAGAATGAATGACCGCGGTGAACGGATAGCTTGTGTTATTCTTTTTCTGTGTGACGCCGCTGTATTGCAGCGTAAATTCCGTTAATGCCGGGGCTGTTTCATTCAAGGTTGCTGTCATACTTTGCACCCCCTGATTTCAGGTAACTTTCAAAGATTTCCGGGTTGATATAGCAGCGGTTCCCGACCTGAATGACGGGAAAAGCGCCGCGTTTCACAAGCGTTCTGATTGCGTATTCCGGAAACTGAAAGGCCCGTGCCGTCTGTTTTATTGTCAATGCTGTTTTCTGTTCCAACGTCCGCACCTTCCTTTCTTTAGGTACTGAAAAACCGCCTTGCAGGTCCCTGTTTCATTGCTTGTCCCTGTTTGGCGGTTTTTGTCATTTAAGTTCAATTTCTGCTTTGCCGTGCGTTCGTATCTGTTCGACGGCATTGAAAACGGTCAGGTCCTTGTTTCCGTAGGCGTTCCGTTTTTCAATCTTTTCTTCATAATGCTTTTTGCGGCGGTTTGCCCGCTGCCTTGTCCGGTCCTTCATAATGCTTCACCCCCTGCGAATAGATAGTCTTTCCCCGTCTGTTCCGCCTGTTCAGGTGGTCCGGGAAACTTTCGACGTCCGGCAATTAAGTTCGTTTTTATTGCTTTCATATATTGACAGGTACGTTTCCCCTGTCTATAATGACAGTATAGCAGAACGATTCTGCAAGTCAATATTTCTTGAACGCACTAAACGATGTTCAAGAAAACCGAAAGAAAGGAGAAAAAGGCAATGCCAAAAACAAGAAAAGGTTCTGCAATAGACCTTTACAATTCCC